GATTGTCTGTGATTGTTTTCTAATATTGCTCTATAAGAAGATGTTTCTTTAAAAAATCCTTTTTCTAATTCAGTAGCTTCAAACTGACCTAATTGATTTTCTTTTATAAAACTCTCTAATTCTGATTTATAAAATTGACCAAAAGCACCTTCAGTTAAATTTTCTACTACACCAAGTTCTTTATATCTCTTACCAAGTTTATCTATAAATTGGTTAGCATATTCATTAAGACTTAAATTTTTGTAGTGTTCTATATAATAAGGATTAGCGGTTTTATCTATTGTGCCGTCTTTTACTGCGTCTCTAAATTTCTTTTTGTTTTCTATATAGTCTTGTTCTGCTTTTGCTACTTCTGACTTTTTTAATTTCTTTTCAGCACTAATAACCATTTTAGTACCTGCGTCATTGACAAAGTTATCCATTGCCTGAGTAAGTTTAATTACACTTTCATCTACAGGTGCTACTTCAGGTTTGAAAAATAAATTAAAATCTTGTGAAACTACTTCAGGTAATTCAGGTTTTAAATTTAATTCAGGTGTAGTTCTTCTAGCCATTATGTCCACACCCCACTAGTGACTGACTGTGTTTGTCCTGTTTTATCTTTATTAGTTAATAATCCATTTTGTTCTTTAGCAAATTCAACACTATAATAAGTATTAGCTACGTTTAATGCTGACGTTGCAAATAACAATGCGGAATTAGGTGGTTGAACATAAGTAGATTGTGCTTCTTGTCCAAACTGAATTGCTTCCATATTTCTTTCATACTGTGCAATATTCATTCCTAAGTTTTGTTGTAGTGACGCTTTGTAATTACCTTCGGTTCTATAGTAATTAGCCATTAACGCATTTGTAGAACCTGATAACGCTATACCTGCGTCTCCTGCTCCTGCAACAAACTCACTTCTTGCTCGTCTAGCTTTTAATGTAGCTTCTAAACCTTTTGCTTTAGATTGTTTAACTAATTGTCTAATTTTTAATTGTGCTGACGCATATCTAGCTAAAGCATTTGCTTTTGCAATTTTGTTTTGTCTAATTGCTCTAGCTTGTTCATTTTTCTGTTGTTGCTTTGCAGTTTGATATTGTAATCCTGCACTTGCTACGGCTACTGCCGTTAATGGGTCGCACATATTCTTATAAATTCATAAAATGGTTGTTTTAATACTCCATACTTAACTTTGCGTAAGAAGATAAACCCACACCATTTTAACCAACGTATGTGTAATTTATTTCTACAATCCACAAAATTCCAAAGTCTAGGATATTTTTGATTTAATAATTCAACGACTTGTCTACTTTCTCGTAAGAAAGAAAATCGTATTTTGTAAATATCATCAGTTGCTAATAACCAAATAGCACCAACTTTATTTACGCCAAACATTCCAACTGGAACATTTTCTTTGTCTACAATTGTAAAACAAATTTCTGATTGCACATATCCTTTTAATAATGCTTGATAAGGATTAGAACCTGAGTTTGCTAATATTTCTCTAATATCAGCATATCTTAATCTATGTGCTAAAAATTCTACGTCTTCGTGTTTACTTATACGAAAACCATTAAACTCTTGTTGAAGCGGTGACATAATAACCTTGCCAAGAAGCATTAATAAAATTACTTGGAAGGTGAGAATTATTTTTTAATGTGACAGTTAATTTGTCATTTTCTGACTGAACTGCAAAAGTATAATCTCCGTCTTCTAAGTTTACCGTACCTAATACGCCTGACCCAGTTATTGTGCCAGTAAATGTTGTATTAGATGTATCTCTCCCCACAGGTATAACTTCTGTAGTAAAAAATCCTGTATCATTGAAACTTACATTCCAATTTCTAATTTGTAATCTTCCTTCTTTTACAGAAATTCTTGAACCTTGACTGTCAGCAGTTTGCATAAACTGTTGAGAAAACGTAAACTTAAATTCGTATTGTTCACCAATAAAATAATTATTGGAAGTTATATCACCTGAAATCACAATAGTCGTACCGCCTACAGTTTGTGATACTGTAGCAATCTCTTGACCTGCTTTGTTAGAAGCACCACTCTTACCTACTACTTTCATAGTATTTCTAATTTGATAAGGAAGTGTAATTGTAGTTTGGTTTGTTCCTGAGTTATAACTTTCAGTAATTTGTGTATTGTTTAATTTTCTATCTAGGTGAGTTAAATAACTTTCACCTGTATCAACTAATGCAGGTGCAACATCTATTTTTTCTAGATAAACACCGTCACTTCTTTCATTTACAATAAATAATTCGTTTTCTACGAAATCTATATTTAAAATTTTGTCAGAAGTAGAAGTTCCATAAGTCCACTTATGCCAAGCACTTTGTAGTCTTCTGCCTTGTGTCACATAATATTGATAAATATAAAGAGCGTTATCTTCGTCTGAAGATAAAACGGCTAAGATATTTTCAGTAGTAGCACTAGTAATTTTAAAAACATTAGAAGGCACAAACTTTGGCACATTAGCAGTAATATCGTCAGCTTGTTTTGTATCTGTGTCAGACGCAATAAAGAACTCTCTAAACCCCGTGAAATTCCCTTTAGGGAACGCAAAGTAGACGTTAGAACCTGCTCCGACTGGTTTAACATTTCTGTCGTTTTCAAATTCCGTTGTGACATCTATTCTTATATTCTCCGAAGTTAAAGTGTTTCCACCTGTTAATACAAATTGTGTTTGGTCTGAAAATAAAAGTAATTCTTCATCAAAACTTATAGCGTGTCGAAGTATTGAGACTTTTGTATGGGTACCTGCAACATCAATTGGGTCTGTTGCTAAAGTTTGTGTAATTGTTTCAGGAAAGAAATTAAAAAATTCTCCTGCTCTACTAAAGATTACATTTTCATCTGATATAAAACCTAATCTGTTTCTGTGAAAGAAAACATCATTTATTTTTCTTCCTATAAAACTCGGGTCTGCAACCGTATCAATATCACCTACTAATCTTTGACCAAAAGAAGGAACAGTATAATCAGTTCCACTAAGTGCATATGTTGAACCGTCTACTTGACTAAATCTAAAATTTCCGTCAGCAGTCCTAATCAATACGTGGGGCATTGTAGTTTCATCAATAGTAGTTTTAGTATCAGGTGCTACTGTTTCTTCCCAAATATTATCTGCTTCAATAAATTTGACATAATAATTATCAAAAGTATTTCCTGCGTCTCCTGTTATCTGAACAATTTGATTGTTGATTGCAGGTACAGGTAAGTCTCCAAAACTTTGAACTTTATCTTTAACTACTTGTGAAGCGTCATTTCCATAACCGTCACTAGCAGTCACCGTCAAAGTTCCTGAAGATTTAACAATAGAAAAACTAGAGTTTCCTATTTTAGTTAAAGTAATTCCTGAAGGCGAACCTACTGCTGAAAATAATCCGTCTCTTATATTTTCAGTATTAGTGTCTGAACTAGTAAAGTTGTAAGTGGTACTGTCTATAGTGACTGAGTATTTGGTATCTGTCACTCCTTGTAATACCGAGTAAACTGCTTGTTCTACTTTAGCACCTGAAGTTGTTGCCTTCATTGCAGTAGCAGTATTTTTATTTAAAACAAAAGTGTAATCAGCAACAGTCACACAAACAAAATCTTGTTTTGGGTTTGTGCTTGATAAATAGTTTGTTGCGTTAGTTTGATTTACAACTGTTTTAGAAACTCCATTAATATCATACACAGCAATACTGCCATTAGTAATAACCACAATGTATCGTTCATTTGTATCTCTATTAATTGTATGAATAAAAGCATTACCAAAAGAACTGCTTGATAATTTTGCTACATATTCAGTTGGTGGTCGTTTTTTAAGTCCTTCAACAACAGAACTAAAACCGTTTATTTGTTCAGTCGCTTGTGAATTAAGTCTTAGCACTTCAGGTTGTTGCGAAACACCCTGAACTAAATTTGGGATAGTTCGACTGACTAAAGGCATTAATATACTCTGTTGTTTCTAGAAACTGTGTACGCTTGTTCAGGTGTATCAAATATAGTGTAATCACCTGTATTCATTTCAGCTTGTTTTAAAATGCTTAGTGCTTTTTCTTCATCTAATAAAGAAAACTTATGAAGTGTGTTAGCACCTAAAGTTCTATCGTGGAAAATTCTAGCACTTCTAATTGTAATATATCTTTTAGCTTGTTCAGGTATTTCGTTAAAAGGTAATAGATATACTATTGTTGCTTCTGTAAAATTCGTATCAAAAGTTTCTTCGTTTTTAGCTAAGTTATAAAGAAACGTATCTCTTTGTACTACGTCATAACTAGCTTTTGAATATCTGTTTGGGTCTAGTTCTATTCTTACAACATTTGTTGCAACAGGAATTTTGTTATCTGTATTTCTTGATAATGACGCTTTATAGTGAGTATTGAAGTGCCAACCTTGTGATTGTACTTCTCTACTTACTTCTGACAAAACATTTTTAGCTACTGTTCCGTCTACAGGTAAAGAACCACTTAAAGAATTTAAAGGTGCTTCACCGATTGTACTTAGAATTGTATTAACCGCTTCTAGTTCGGTTGTTCTTGTTTGTGTAGTCATTACGGTAAGAAAGAATTAAAAAACTCTTGTATCTTTCTTTGTATGAATTTTCTTAATTTACATATCCAACACATATTTTGAAATCTCCATTGTGAGACACAGGCGAACTCCAGTCTCCCTTTGTACGCCTGTGACTTTTTCATTAAGATTTAATTAAGATTATGAAGTCTTAATTGAGATTGCACTCTCAGGTCTTAATATTCCGTGACCCATAGCCATTCTAGCAGTCATAAGTGTACCCAATCTTCTTGGGTCGTATGTGCTTTCCATAACTAGGTCTTTTAATTTAACAGTACCAATTGCTGAACTGTGCATTACTACACAATGAGTATTTGAGAAATCACCATTGTAAGTATTGTTAGTTCCACTAATTGAAGCTGATAAGTCTGTAGCAAATACTTCAGTTGCAGTATTCGATTTTACAATCGGAACACCACCTATTGATAATACAGTACCTTTTCCAAAGTCACCGTTATCACTAGAGAAGTCTCTGTTTACTAACTTATCTACATTAGCTAATTGATAATATTGGTCAGGAGCGACTATACATACACGACCTTGCGTAGGAACATTATTTTCGTCTAATTTTTGAATTGCTTCAAAGATTGTAGAAATTAATGAAGTAGCGTTCGTGTTAGCGTCAGCGTCTACTAGTTCTGTACCTAGTTTTCCGCCTGTGACGTTTGCAGTTGTCACTCTTGAAGCTAAGATTGCTAGAGATAGTAAGTGTTTGTCCACTTTGTTCGCAAGTGCTTGACCCATTTCTTTTGAGTAAATGCTTCTCACGTCATAGTGATTTTTCAATTCTTCTATTTCAGCAACAAAAGCGTCAGCTAATAACATATCATCTATGTTAATAACCTTTTCGTTGTGTTTAATAGCAGTTCCAAGTATCTCATTACCTGCTGTATGGTATGAAGCCGATACAGTACCAGTCACAGGAAACTGTGCTGACTTACCGTTTGAAATTGTTCTAACAGTAGACATTCCTAACATTTGGTTTTCTCTGCCGAATGTTGAAAGAACCTCACCACTAAAAATTTTCAAAAACAATGCGTCTGCTGTTCCTGATGAGTTTACTTGACCAATGCTTGATATATTTGCATTTGACATAATTGTATACTCCTTTTGTATTTATTATGGTTTGTTGTATTGACCTAACTACTTTCCATAGTCAGAAGGTTATCACTCGTAAGTGGCAATCTTTTTTGAATTTGGTTAGCACCCCTCTAATGAGAAGTGGTACTACTTATAAAATCTTTTAGACATAATCTTCCAAAATTCTTTTTCAGTTATTTTCTTTTTAGATTTTTTGCATTTGCATTTTTTGCACTTGCACTTCTTAGCTAATTTTCGTTCCAAGTTTCCAAGACCTCAACGCCCAATAAACAGGAGATAAATTCTTCTGTCCTTTTACTTTTTTTAGTAATGCACCGTGACGTGCCATAAAAGATTTTCTGTTTGCTTCTGAATTTCTTTTAATTTTCATATTTGGGTCGCCAAATCTTACAGTCTTGATATTACCTGTAGCTTGATTTTTGACGTATACTTTAAACTTTTTAGAACCTGTATTATCTCTAATAATTTTATTTAACGGTTTATCTTCCTTGACCGACATATTTCTTAAAAGTTTTTTTCTTATTCATCATAGACGTACTAGGTCGTCTACCAATACTAGTCTTTTTAAACTTACTTCTAGTTTCAAATAGTTCTTTCTGAAGAAGATTAGTCTTCTTCTTAGCCACTATTTAATTTTAAGTTTTTTCTTTTTTGCAATAGCAATAGCGGATTGTTGCTTCATTTTAGACTTTTTAGAAGGTCTTCCTCTTTTGCTACCATAAGTTCCTTTACCTGAAGGCATAATTAACTCCTATGATTTTTTCTTGTTAGATTTTTTCCAGTTGTTCTGCATTGCTTTGTATGCTTCAGGAGAAATCGTAGACTTCTTCTTACTTCTAGAAATACCTAATTTTTTTCTTCTATTTATGTTTGCTACTAATGACATTATTTTTTCTTACCTGTTAGTTTGCTTACTGTTGATAATCCAAAACTTCCCGAATAGACAATGAGAACTGCCCACCAAAATTCTTGCGGAGCATTTTTCAGGATTTCAAAACCTTTCTCCATATACGGTTGTGTTTGTGGAATAAATAAACACAAAAATATTAACGCTATTTTAATTGTTAATACTTCGTCTTTAATACTGTTTTTAGAAGAACGTATTTGTTCTACTGATACATTCTTTTCAGCTTCAATCTCTTTTGCTCTAACTATTTTATCTTTCTCCATTTTATGCTGAATAGCACCGACTGTTTTGTCTACTACTATTCTAGTCAAAGGATTTTTTAATAAAGGTAAAACAAAGTTAAGCATTACGTGACCTATTTTTAGATTTAGATTGAACTCTTAAATTAGAAGGTTTGTTGTTTCTTGGGTTCTTATCTTTGTGGTCAATATCTTTGCCTTTGATAGAAGAACCCAATTTCTTTTTCATTAATCTTCTTGCTAGATTTCTTCCTGCTCTATTCTTTTTTTGTTCAGGTTTAGAATGATAATTCTGATATTCTGAACTGTAGTTTCTCATTATAGAACTGAACTTCTAGCTATTTTATCTTCAACTGATTTTCTGTATGCAGGGTCTTTTTCGTATCTTGGGTCATTCATTGCTGAAGTGACTTGTGCAACACTTTCAAAGATTTCAGGATTAGAAGACGTTGTATCACCTTCTAACATTTGAGGTTTCTCTCCTGATATACCTGCTCTGTTTGCGATTGCTGATACTGCAAGTTTAACTTGCTCTATTGTTCCTGTATCTAACATATCGTTAAATGCAGTCTTTTCAGCTTCGTTAAGATTATTTGAAGACCAGTCTAACAACTGTTTGTAATTATCTTCACCACCTACAACATTGTGTACTTGACGAACATCATTATCTGCAATTGCTTTTTGACCTTCTATATATCCGTCTACAAGGTCTTTGTTTAAACCTAATTTATTAAGTTCATCATAAGACTTTTCAGATATTTCACCTGTCTCTGCGTATTCATTATAATATTTATTCATATCATTGCTTTCAGCAATTTCTTGTGCTTCAGCAAGTTTACGCATTTCTTGTTGTGACGGTTCTTGATTTTGTTCTGAAAGTTTAGTTTCCAATGCACCGTATGCTTTCGCTAATTCTTCTGCATTAGAAAATTTTTCAGGCAACCAAGAAGGTCTTGTTTCATCAGTAGACTTTTGTGTATTATCTACTGAACTGACTTCCACTCTATTTTCGCTCTCAGAAGTAGCATTAACAGTCTGTTGTTTCGCTTGTTCTTCTAAAGAAGGATTAGGTGTAGCGTCAGGATTTACTTCTACTCTGTCTGTAGACATAGTTTACTCCTTATTTTCTAAAGAAACTTCACCGTCACGAACTGCAACTGCTTTACCGTTTTCATTAGCATACCTACCCGCTTCAATAGCAACTCTAGGGTCAGCTAACGCTTGTTGTGCAAACTGTTGTTGTTGTGCTTGTTGAGTTTCTTGTTGTATTTGCTCTTGGGATTTAATTAATCCTTGTGTGTCAATTCCATTTGCAATAGCAAATTTCTTAATAGCACTATCTAGATTAATATATTGTGCAAGTGTTTCAGCACCAAGAGTATTCGCCAAATCCGACATAAATTGTAATAATTTAATTCGGTCACTTGCTCTACCTAATGCTTCCATTCCGACAATAATTTTAGTTTTAACTATG